TCGAAAACACGTTCATGTTGATGGGCGCATAGGAGAAAAAAATGGCTACATCATATAAATCACTTGGTCAGCTTGACCTCACTACGACTTCGCTGACGGACTTATACACCTGTCCTTCCTCGACTGAAACGGTTGTCAGCACGGTTATCATCGCTAACCGGACTGCGAGCGCAACAACTTTCCGCCTGGCTATCCGTGTGGATGGTGACGCGATTTCGAACCAGCATTACATTGCTTATGATGTACCGGTTGCCGCGAACGACTCCACGACTTTGACTTTGGGTATCACGATGTTGGCTACCGATGTGATGACGGTGAGCGCTGGGGATGCTGACCGGTTGAGCATCAATGCTTTCGGTGCTGAAGTAACAGTTTAGGGGGGTTGTTGTGGCTGTCACGAGTATGGCAAACAGTTCCATAAGGGACTTCACGAAATATAATCGTATGTCGGGCACTTTTGGCGTTGGACCTTACGGTTTTGGGTTGCTGGTTATAGCTGGCGGTGGTGGTGGCGGCACCGGCGACGGCAGCAGTGGTGACAACGCTGGCGGTGGTGGTGGTGCAGGGGGCTACGTTTGCAGAATACCAGGCGAAACCATCCCAAACGATAACAGGGGCACCTCTGGTACCGCAACCTTCGCGGGCAGTGCTTTGACCTATTCTCCGGGCGTGTTTTCTGTGATTGTTGGCGCTGGTGGTGCGGGGGCCGGTGACGATGCTACTGGCGGCTCTGGCTCTGCCTCGTCTTTCGATGGGATTGGCGCTGGTGGTGGCGGTGGCGGTGGCGGCAGACAGAGAGTGGGGTCGGCTGGTGGTTCTGGTGGCGGGGGTGGTGGCGCGAATACAGTCTACGATGGAGGTTCAGGTGTCAACTCGCAAGGACATAACGGCGGGAGTGGCGGCAACGATGGCGGTGGTGGCGGTGGTGGTGCTTCCCAAGTCGGAGCCAACTTCTCAACCGTGAACGTCGGCGCGGCTGGTGGCGATGGAATAACGTCTTCAATCTCTGGTTCTTCGGTGGCCCGCGCTGGTGGTGGTGGCGGTGGTGGTGATACCACAGGCGGCGCTGGCGGGGCCGGTGGCGGTGGTGACGGCACCGCCGGGAATGGTAACGCCGGGGGAGCAAACCTTGGCGGTGGTGGCGGCGGTGGCGAGAACTCTGGTGGCGCTGGCGGTTCGGGTGTCGTTATTTTTACGCTACCTGTCCAAGCGCCTGTAGCAACTTTTAGCGCAGGGGTGACACAGACTTCTGCGGTTGTGGGCGTGAACCGTGTTTACACGGTGACGGAAACAGACCCAGGAAGTACGGTGACAATAGGATGAGCCATTACGCACAATTAGACAAAAACAATGTGGTTGCGTTTGTCATTCACGCCAAGTCAAATGACAAAGAAGACGAGTTTACGGAAAGCACTGGGGATGTTTGGAAGCAAACTTCGTACAACACGCGGGGCGGGGTTCACTACACGGATGGGGAACCAAGCGCTGACCAGACTAAAGCGCTCCGGTTCAACTATGCGGGGATAGGGTTCACTTACGATGAAAGTCGCGACGCTTTCATCCCGCCACAACCATACGCTTCATGGGTACTCGATGAGGACACTTGCCTCTGGGTTGCACCCATCGCCTACCCCGCTGAGGGTGCGCACACTTGGGATGAGCAAGCTGGTGACTGGGTAGAGGTCACCGATGAAACTGTCTAACCTCGGGACTGGCAGAAAAGACCGGCACCTAAACCTCGGGTTCGGGAGGATTCACTACATCCACTATCGGCCACAAGTGGGAGGTACGAAACAGTGGGGTGTTTTGCTTCAGAGGTTCGGGTGCTTTACCGTTGATGTGTTTTGGGGGCGTCATGTTTTCGTCTTCAACTTTCACCGGAGGAGCAACTAATGAAACTTCATAAACCCTGGCCTGAAGGTCGTAGCATCAACACACGCAGCCCATACGGGTGGCGGGTTCACCCAATTTCGGGCCGACGGGCATTCCATCAAGGTGTTGACGTTGCCGGTGTCTTCCCAGTCACTACAGCCGGTGACGGAATAGTCGTTCACGTTGGTTTCAGTCGTACCGGTGGTGGGCATGTCGTCATCATCAAACACGCCGACGATTTGTTCTCCGTCTACTATCACGGCCAGGAGCGCACCCCGCTCCGCAAGAATCAAAGAGTTCGAGCAGGCGACTTTGTTTACACTTCAGGCAGCACCGGTGCTAGTACCGGCCCGCACCTACACTTTGAAACTCGGTACGCACAACGTTGGGGGGCGACCAAAGATCCCCAGATTTTTTTGACAGGATCACAGCCTGACGAACCGACCCTGGGTGCGCCGTACAAAGTTTCCGTTGCTGTCAATGGGAAACAGTCGAAGGCGGTTTGGAAGGCGTGGCAGGCAGCTCTGAAGACCCGCTGGCGTTTCGAGGGTATTCTCGATGGTCGTCCAGGGCCAATGACTTGGCGTTCCGTTCAACGTTTTGCGGGTGTCACCGTTGACGGTATTCCAGGCCCGAAGACTCGACGAGGTGTTCAAGCAAAGCTTGCCGAACTAGGCCTATACGACATGCGGGTTGACGGTGTTTGGGGTTTGGGAACTTGGTCAGCCATCCAACGTGGTCTGAATCAGGGGTTGCTCTGATGGAGGATCATAACGAAACGGTCAGTGTCAAGGTTTCGATGCGGGATATTTACGCCGAGGTGCAACGGCAGGGAAGACTGCTTGAGAAGATTGCCAATTCGCTCCCAGACTCAGAAGAAAAAATCGAAGACCACGAGATCCGTATTCGTCGACTCGAGCAAAGAATGTGGCAGGCTATTGGCGGGTTTGGATTCCTAGCCGCCATTGTGTCACCCCTGATTGCGGTGATGACCCAATGAGACCTAACCCGAACTGGAAAATCCGTCGCCGTTATGTTGGTGCTTCGTGGGCCATCGGTGCCGTGATGATTTTTTTTGGGGCGCTTGCAGTGTGGGGCGATAGGATGGCTGCCGGTGAACTCATTACCGGGGGCGTTGCTTTGATTACGCTCGTGGTTGGTTCCTACATTGGTGGCGCTGTCGCCGATGATCACTTACAGAAAAGGAGAAACCCTGATGGGGAAGATTAGCGCCTATTTCAGATTTGCCGGAGAACGCGCAGTGAAAACGATTGCCCAGGTTGCCATTGCGACCATCGGTGTCGGTGCCGTGGGCATTCTTGACGTTGATTGGGTTCAGGTCGTGAGTGTCTCCGCGCTCGCTGGGATCATGTCCCTGCTCACTTCCGTACTCACCTATGACCGGCAGCCAAACTGATGGCAGATCTCGACCTAATGGAAGAGCTTGACGGGTTTCAAGTTCCTATAGACCCGATGGATTTGCTTCAGTGCGATTCGTGTCAGTAATTAGGATTTGACCCAGGAAGAAATTGTTGCGCGGGAAACATTCGCCAGACGCGCCAGACGCTTCACAGAAACCCCGTCGGCATAATCAGACCTGACACGATTTTTCAACGCTTCAGTGACCCTCTGGAGGCGTTCTAGACCATACTCTCGTATGTCTGCCAACTGTTCCACAGGCATTGTGTCGTATGTGTCAAAATCCATACTCGTAATGATACCGGTATTAGCAGGATTTTTGGGGAAGAGAAAAGCCCCGCCGAAGCGGGGCCTCGCATGTCGTGATTCAGACTATTTTTTGATAACGATTGAAATGAGGTTTGCAACTCCGACAAAGAGTTCGATCTGCTCCATCATTGTTGCGAGTGAGTCAAACGAGCCACCGCGGGTGACTGGGTTCCCGGAGGCATCCTTGCTAGTAATGTCTGCGCGGATCATGTTGTCGTTGTATTTCATTGTTTTCCCTTTCGCTGTTCTTGCTTGTGGTACCAGTATCACACGAGCGAGCAGAAAAATCAAACCAAAACGAAACAATTTTCAAACCAATTTGTTTGAGATCCTTGCTACACTATTGACGGGCCATCACAGAATTGTTGTCGCCGGCTCGGGTTTGTTTTCCCTTTCCCCGCCGGCGACAACGCCCCTACTTCTTCAACCAAAGAGAAACTGTTCGGTGAGTTACCCTTAGCAGCTTCGCAATCGCATACGCGCTTTGACCATTCCGCTTCGCCAGGATAGCCGCCTGTCGCATTTGAATCGTGTTTTTGTTCAACTGGGCCACACACACAACCCGTTCATCGCCCAACGTTTTCATGTGTCCTAATAGTTCGTTCATGTCCTCACCTATTCCCTGCTCGTAAATCATTCTGAAAATCCTGTATGCAACCCCACGAGCATGTGTCATGAAGATGTTCAGAATAAGCTGTTGAACATTCCAGACACATTCCGAGTTTTGCCTCGTGGATCTCCGCGTCGATAAGAGTTCCACAAAACTTGCAGGGTGTCATCACTCGTCACCCCGCTCGGCTTCGAGCAACGATTCGACATATTCAATCGCGTCGAGTGGGCGGGTGGCAAACTCGTCCAACGCTTCACCGAGCATCGAGATCTCGAGATAGCCCAGCTGGTTCACCACCGTTGTCATGTCGCTGATAAGCAGCTCGCCGTATTCTTCCAGAGAGTATCCGACCAGGTCAAGGAAAAGAGTTGCGGGGGTCGGGTAGACACAGTTCGTGCTGTGATCCCACAGGGTTGCGATCTTGTCAAACCTCGGGCCAGCGTTGTCAATTAGGTTTCGGAATTTGTCGTTCATGATTTCCCTTTCGTTGTTTTCTAGTAACTGGAGTCAGTCATCTCGTCGTGTAAACAGTCTTCACACCACTCTGTTGGCCACTCGGCCAGCGATTTTGCTTCGGCATGGCTTTCGCTCACTGCCGTCCACCCGTGCTTGTCACACACAAGGATGTATTTAACCTCGGCCGGGGTGAACATGCAGAGTCCTGACCTGTTCTTGATTATTGTCGTTGACATTTTTCCCTTTCGTTGAACTTGCTTGTGTTACCAGTATCACACGCTGGCCCGTTCAACACAAACTCATTTGAAAAAAAGTTTGAAAAAGTTTTTTCGTCAATACCGACAAAATGTCAGTCGTGTGTATTAGGTTAGAAAAGTCAGACAAACACTGACCGAAAGGGAAAAAAATGAACTACTACAGTGACAAAGAAATTGAGCAAGTTATCGAGGAAGGTGACAGGCAGCCGCTGCCAGCCAGCTCACACGTTGCACTATCCAGCCACACGGCAGGGAAGCCCCGCAAGCGTAGCTCCGTTATTGAAGCCATCATGATTGGTGCCTTCGTCTTTGCCTATCTTCAACTAGCAAACATTGTGGAACTGCCCGACATTGTTCTCGCAGGCCTCGCCTCGATTCTCGTCGGCGGTTTCGCATTCGTCACAATCAAGGGAGAAAAAAGTGTTCGTCGTCGTTAGAGATATTGACCCGCGTCGCCCAGAACTATTTGTTCACCGGGTCGACGGTTCCCGTTGGATCACCGTCGCTGAAGGCAATGGTCTTGCAATCAATAACAAAGCCGAGGCCCGGGCACTCATTGAAACACTGATGGAAATTGCCATAACCGTGGATCTTCACACAGGGGAGGAAGCCGAAGATGCCTAAAGCGAGAAACACCGACCCAAAGACTAGCCATGAGGCAGCCGACTCCGTGAAAAACTTGACACAGACGCAGGCGTTCATTCTTCAAGTTCTAAACAGGCCTCGAACCGACCCGCAACTTGTCGAGGCATACAGGAAACTAAAACGGGCACCGCTTGCCAGCGAGTCCGGTATCCGTTCACGCAGAGCAGAACTCGTTGATCAGGGGCTTGTCATCCACAACGGACAATTTCACGTTTCGCCATTCGGCAGACGGATGATGGTTTGGGTTTCAGCATGACCATGACAAGAGCAAAAGCCGGTTGCTATAACTGTGGCTCGGTCAATAATTATTGGCACGAGTGCGATCAAGCGCACGGGCCAGCAATTCAATGTTTTATGTTGATTTGTTCAGCCTGCAACCTCCGCGACTACGATTGTGAGGCGTGGCTTGCTTAGCGCCGACCAATTCCTTGCCCACAAGGCCATTGACTTTGACGGGTGGGTCGAGGCTCGACGCGCAGGGGTGGCAGCGACTCAGGTTTCGAGAGCCTCAACCCCGTCAGGGTTCCTTGAGTCAGTTCAGGACACCCTGACACCCCCGGAACCATTCGACAACCCTTACATGGCATTTGGGAGAGATCAAGAGGGACCGATTGGGTTGTGGGTCAAAGACCGTTTTGATGTTTTCCCTAACGAGTGGCTCATCGCCAAAGAATTGACAGTCCAAGATGGGAAACCGTTAGAACTTGCAACCCCTGACGGTCTGTCGCTTGACCACACAATCATTTCGGAGGTGAAGACCACCGGGAAGGATTGGAGCGACACCGTCGTCCCGATCCAGTATCGGAGACAGATTCAATGGCAGCTACACGTCACCGGGGCTGACCACTGTGTCCTCGCGTGGTTACTCCGTGCCGAGGTCGAGGGTCGTATGATCCCTGCCTGGTTCGAACCAAAAGTCATGACAGTGGAAAGAGACCCGGACATGATTCAAGACCTTGTCGCAACCGCCAATCGGTTGTGGGAAGAAACACAAAACCGAAAAAACGAAAGGGAAAGATAATGGCACAATTCAACCTCGAGGATTACGAAACCGTCGAACAGCGGATTCGCAGATTTCTTGACGACTGGCCAGATGCTCGAATCGTCACCTACGAGCTGACTGACAAGAAAGACAGAGAAAAAGGCTACTGGGTGGTGAGGGCACAAGTTTTCCTTGACCACGACGACCAACATGCGAACTGTCCAAAGGCCTCCGGCATGGCATTCGAAATTGAGGGCACAGCTGGGGCAAACAAAACGGCCAGCCTTGAGAACGCGGAAACGAGTGCCATCGGTCGAGCGTTAGCGAACGCAGGCTACTCAGGGAACAAACGGGCCTCGAGGGAAGAAATGGAAAAGGTTGCTCGTGGGCCAGTCCCGACCAAACCCGAACCCGTTGTGTCCGAAGAGTTCCTTGTCCGAATCGACGCAGCCGTGTCAGTCGAGGAACTGAAAGCACTTTGGGATCAAGCTGTTGCCGAAGGATTTTCAAACCAAGTGTCGAAGCTAATCCAAAAGAGAAAAAAGGATGTCGAAAAATGAGCATTGACGAAAGAGTGCTAGAACTCGCACACACCGCTTTCGAGATCAGCCGCAAGATTACAGAGCCGGTTGATTTTCATAAGCGTTACAAGGCTGACGACCTCGAAGATCCACACGTCGCCCTTATCGACTGGGTGTATCAAACCGGCTCTGTCTTGTTTCGTGGTGGCAAACTTTGAGCAACTTGACCCCGCATGACGTTATCGAAAACCTAACCAGGATTTCAAAAGATATTGACAGAACGACTGACGACATAACGCGATGCGATGAAGAGGCTGTTCGTGCCCGAGTCGCCCACAAAAGAGCGTATGCCAAAGAGTTCTTGTCCGTCGAGGGGTCAATGGATATTCGTCGATACGCTGCAGACCTTGCCACCATTGACACCCTGTTAGAGTCAGAGCTTGCCGACCAGAAACATCGGGCAGCCGTCACTTCAATCAGGGCGCTCCGTGACCGTCTTGAGGTTGGCAGATCCATCAGCCCGCTTGTTCGACTAGAGTGGGGCCAATCTTAACAGTTCTGAAAAACAGAAAAAGGGAAAATGACACACAGTATTCGCCTTGATAGGCGCTTTGCAATCATAGACGAATGGTTGCTTGACCTTCCAGTCTCCGACCGAGCCGTCAGGCTGTACGCGATCCTTGCCAGGTATGCAGACAATGAAACGCACAAGGCCTACCCGTCCAGGGCCACCCTAGCGAAACGTCTCAAATGTTCACTCGCATCCGTCGACAGAGCCGCAGCAGAGCTTGTGAACCACGGAGCAATGAGTAAGAGGCTCCGGCTGAACAGCTCTATTGTCTACACGCTCCACACAGTCGCACCCGAAGGGGTCGTCACCAGTGAAGAGGGGGGGTCGTCACCAGTGACAAGGGGGGTCGTCACCAGTGAAGACCTAACTAGAACCACTCAACCAGAACCAAAGAATAAGAATATAAGCGCAACCGATATTGAATCCTTTGATAGATTCTGGGCAGCCTATCCCCGTCGGAAGGATAAGGGCCACGCACGTCAAGCGTTCCTGAAAGCGGTCAGGGTTACAGATCCCGATTTGATTATCAGGGCCGCTGAACAATTCCGGGATGCACCGAACCGTGTGGAAGAGTTCACCCCGTATCCGGCAACATGGTTGAACGGGGAACGGTGGGAAGATGAACACGACACGAAAACCTTTGGCGTGTTTGCTGAGGTTCCAGATGCTAGGGCGTGGGTGAAGGCGGAGCATGACCGTGGCGAACATTGGGAGTGCCGACCAGGAGAGTTCGGATGCAAATGATCTCCGGTCAGACGCCTGACAACGTTGTCTGCTTCACAATCCCCGGTGAACCGAAAAGCAAACAACGACCAAGAGTTACAGCTCGAGGAACATATACCCCGGCAGAAACAAAGGAAGCCGAACAGAGAGTTCGAGCAGCCTGGACAGAAACCGGTGCCGACCCGTTCGCCTTCCAAGTTATTGTTACGATTGACTTTTTCAACGGGAACAAAAGGCGCAGGGATCTCGACAACATGGCAAAACTTGTCCTCGACGCTTTGAACAAACACGCCTACGCAGACGACTTCCAGGTTGTCGGTTTGAATCTGAGGAAGATCTTCACAACGAAGGAACTTGCCAGAACAGAGATTCGACTGCACGAGGTTATAGAGTGGCCGTGTGAAACTGAAACTATTCGAACGATACCTGACACGCGATCTCGGTTGCGTTCACTGCGGGGAAACTGAAACCGTGGCACCGCATCACCGGCTCAACCGTGGAATGGGCGGGTCGAAGCTTCGTGACAACCCAGCGAACATTGTTGTGATGTGTTCGAAGATGAACGGGCTGATGGAGTCCGACGAAAAATATGCCAGCATGGGCAGACTGTACGGGTGGAAAATCAGGCCGTGGGAATCATCAACCGACACCCCGGTCTGGCATCAAGCCACCGGAAGCTGGCGTCTACTCCGCGACGACTTCACCTACGACACGCTGGTCGACCACGTCGTACCGTCAGAGCTTCGAGAATACTTTTGAGCAACTAGGCTAGAAACCAACGAAAGGGAAACAATGAGAAACAACGACAACTGGTGGGAAGAGTTCACCCCGGCAGCCAACGAATCAAACCGTGCCTATGTCGACCGGATGGTTCAGGTTGACGGGTATCACTTTGTCATGAAAGAGGTGACGAATATGGAACTGTTGACACTTGCCCAGGCGTATCAGATCGCAGCATTCCGTCACGCTTTCAAGCCAGGCGAATATGCAATTTTAGTTGTCCGGGATCTTATTTTTTGCGCTTACGGAACAGACTTCGAACAGATCAAGGCCCACAGTGCCTAACGTTTCCTGGGCCACCGAGTTGAACATTGACCTCGAGGCATTGCAGTCAGAGCGACCCGCCGATTATCTTCAAAAGAAAATGAGCCTGCTCCACTACCGGCGAGCAGAATTGTTTGCGAAATACACACGACTCATTGCGGAGAATCAAACCCTCCGGGCAGAAACAATCGTCTGGAATAGTTACGTCGCACTGACACGCGCCGTCTGCAAACTTGCTGGTGAGGCCATTCCGGTCGGTATAGTAGCGCGAGAACCCAAACCCATGATTGAGGAAGCCGTGCCGAAAAACACTTGCGACCGTTGTGGATTTGTTTGGCACAGATCCCAGCCAAGATTTGTCGACGGCCTCTGCTCATCCTGCACCGCACTTGACGGAAGAGTGTTAGCGCCTAGACGTTCAACCTGTCAACCGTGGCAGGGAACGTTCGCGCCGGATGACATTACCCCGGTTGATAATAATGGCGCACCTGTTTTTGCAGGCATTCGAATCTGTGGAAACCGCGACTGTGTTACACCGAAACATATCAAGAAAGAGAGAAATTGAAATGATCAGGAACGAAGCTAGTGTTACTGTCACCGGTTGGCTAAACGACGTCAAGGATTTTGATTGGGGTCGAGCCTTGAAGGTGTCCGTTGACGTTCGGAAAAAGAATCATCAAGAGGAATGGGAAACAGTTGACAAGACTGTCTACGATGTGACCACCGACGACAAGTCAGGCATGTTTGACGGTGTGAAACAGGTTACGGTGACGGGTCGTATTACAGGCACGAACGTTTTCCAGAAGCGTGACGGCACTTCAGGGTTCAGCATCAAAGTTCGGGGCGAGTCTATTGTCGTCGCACAAGATCACAAGGTCGGCGACGCCGCCATGAATAATGTGTGGCCAACCGTCAACCCGAATAAGCCGATAAGCGAAAGCGCTCCGTTCTGACCTAAGATGATTGAGCATCGCGACGAAAGGTAGGTAACATGCTTGAAAACCTGAAACCCCGTGAAACGACACACGTCGCAAAGATTGACCAGATCTTGAATAACCTGGACACCGACGACCGTAAACTGTTCACCGGTTTCCTTGCCGACGTCAATAGTTGGTCGCCTAACGAATTATCGTTTGCCCTAAGCGAACATGGGATCAGCGTCGCTGGCGACACGATTCGGCGTTACCGACGTAAGCACGGCCTTTGTTAGAGAACCTCGAACCTGCGCCCAGAGTCGAATCGGCAAAGAGTTTCCGCCCAGGGGTTCAGTTCGACGGGACAACCGGGGAAGCAACGACACCCGGCTACGACCACGAACCGGAAAACTTTGACGAGTTCCTCATCGACGCTGGTCTTGACCCTGCGACGATAGAGGTTATTCCGCCTGTACGCACTTCAAGATGGCAGCAACAGAAAGACGGTGAACTTGTCTGGCTTACCGCCTACCGTTTTACGTTCACCCGACGTCAGGGTGTCACAGATCTGCTACCACTTGTCCAACTGATCAAAGACTTCCGACCTACACTGAAACCCCTGAAGCTCACAAAAGAGCGTGCGCTGGTTGTTTTGTGGTCTGACCTGCAGGTCGGCAAGGTCGACGACCGTGGCGGTACACCCGAACTGGTTGCCCGTGTTCAAGAAACCATTGCAAGCGTTCTCCGGCAAGTAGCTGAAGACAAACCCGAACAGGTAATTTTCGCTGACCTCGGTGACATGGTTGAAAACTTCCAGAACGCAGCCGCAGCGCAACAGGCTTACAGCAACGACATGAGCATTATGGAGCAAGTCGACCTGAGCGTCACACTTACCTGGATTGCCCTTACAAGCATTGCGGCCATCGTTTCCAAAGTAACCTACGCCTCCGTTGGGTCGAATCACTGCCAGTTCCGGTCCGCCAACGGAAAACCCCTCGGGAAACCCACCGACGACTGGGGTGTCTTCATAGGTCGGCAGCTTGCCCGGCTTGCCACAGAATCAAACACGACAAACATCCAATTTGTTGAACCGCAACCGCACGACGAATCCCTAGCCATCGACGTATTCGGTGACGGGTTCCACATCCTCGGCATTGTCCACGGGCATCAAGCACGACGCCCCGACCAGATCCCTACATGGTGGAAGGGCCAAGCCTTTGGTCGTCAACCAATCGCCGACGCATCACTACTCATTCACGGCCACTTCCATCACCTACGAGTGACAGAATGTGGCAGTGTGACCAGAGGCAACACAACCGCTTCACGCTTTGTCGTAATGGCACCCACAATGGACAACGGCTCCGGATACTACAGACGCAGCACCGGCGAAGACTCCGTCACCGGACTCGCCACCCTCACCCTTCACCGTGGCAAAGATTACACGGGCACAGTTCACAAACACTGATGCCATTCCAGAAACCCTGCCTGAACTGTGGTGCGCTCATAAGGGGCGCAAGCTACTGTCC